CTAAGGCTTAGTAAACCTCCAACGAACGTTGCGCGGGAGCTCCCTAATAGTTGTTAACTAAAGGGGGGTTCGTAGTGTCGCGAGATCCTCGTGAACTACAACGTCCTCAGGGAAGAAATATACTTCCCGAGGAATGTCCAGTGCCTTATTCTGGACACACCATTCAGCAATCTGCTGGATGGTGGTATCGCGCAGCCGGATTATATCCGACTGTGGGAACGAAATCGCACCCTTCATGGAAAGAAGGTGCGTCGCCAGCCTCTTAGGCCACGGGACGTTTTCATACGCCTCCGTGCGATACGGGTCAATCCCGTGTCGGGCGCTCATTTCGGGATATAACATATCCCGGAAGAGATATGGACGACCGATTGTTCCAATCGCGTCGTTCACAGTGATGAGGCGGCGACGCTTTGCGATCGCCACCTTGTCGCGCCAACGGAGATTCCTCCATTGGTCCGCTTCGACACCCTCTAAGATTCTTAGAGCATTGTCGTCCACTCCATGGACAAGGTCCATGATTTGGAGGGTCTCCTTGATCTGATCCTCGATCAGATCCTGGGAGACTCCTCTCGCGCGGGCATCCGTGGCAAAACTTGCCACGGCACGCCGCAAAAGCGGAGAGGCGGTCCCATCGAGTACTTGCTCGATGGCCCATTGATGGATTCCGTCTAAGCGGCGGAGACCATCGCGTACCTCTGACATTGTCAGATGGTACGCCGGAGCTTCGAGACCTCCCAGTGATACTGGAAGGTAGGCGTGCATACCTGGAGGGAGGAAATTCCTCATCCGGTAGCTCCACCTAGCTGAGAAGATTGGGAGTGTTATCTCCCAACCTCCACCGAGCCAGGCCAGCATGCCATGCATCTGGCGAGCCTTGCCAATGGCAGGGTTTGGCTCATCTTTTCCCTCGTGCTCTTTAGCACAAGGGGAAAGCAACCTTACTTTCATCGCATCGATGTGAGGTTGATCTTCATACTTCCGATCTCGGAGCGGCGTTTCGCCGCCCCAGATCTGTCGGTCATGAAGCCCTGCCGTGAGGAGCATCTCCTCACAGTAGAAACCACCTCTCGAACTTACAAAGTTCTGAGACCAGGAAACGGACATTCCGTTTAAACCGTGGTTGCGAGAAATTCTCGCAAGGTACTCAGGAGGACCTTGACCAAAATGGTCATCCCCCGAGCAGACGAAGTGCCGCCAGCTTTTGCTGGAGGGCCCGTCCGACTGACGAAGCCATTCAAAGAATGGTTCGTCATCCGTGTCAAGCATATTATGCTCTAAACGGAGGAAGGCCTCATACTCTGCACAAAGGTTGTGCAGAGTAAGGACCGCCTTAGCACCTGGGTCACCCATTAAGATGCCCCGGGTCGTAGGACGATCGAAGAAGCGCTTTCGCTCTCCCTCGTCACTACACTCATACACTCGGCCGCAGGTAAGTACCTGCGCGCAAAGTGCGAAGTATCGGTCGGATTGCCGACCGATACCTCGGTGAAATCCCTCGAGCATTGCTCGAGAGTATTCAAGCGTACAGAAATCTGTCGCAGTCGTAAG